GACATGGCATCAGCCGTAACAGGTACCGGCAATTTAGCCGCAGCACCTACCGCGTACTCTGGTTCTAACAGCCAGCTTACACAAGCAATTCAGACCATCTGGTCAAAGGAAATTCTTTTCCAGTCAATGCCTATTCTTCGCTTCGAACAGTTCGCTGTTAAGAAGACAGAACTAGGAGTTGCACCAGGTCTTCAGATCAACTTCATGCGTTACAACAACCTTGGCTTCGCATCTTCACTCGTTGAAGGTGTTCGTATGTCAACAAACGCATTGACAGCTCAACAGTTCTCAATCACAGTTGCAGAGCATGGCTATGCAATTGCTGTATCTGAGCTTCTATTGAACGCTTCATTCGATGACGTAATGGCTTCAGCCTCACGTCTTCTTGGCCGTAACATGGCTCTTTACCTTGATGGACAGGCTCGTGACACACTTATGGCTGCATCTTCAGTCATCTATGGTTATGACCGCACATCACTTAACGCAGTCAACAACTGGTATGACTACGGTACAAAGGGCACATCACGTGCTTCTCTTACAGGTGCATTTGATCTTACAACAGCTACCGTCAAGGACGCAGTTGAGACACTTGCAACCAAGAACATCCCTCGTCTAGGCGAGACCTATGTAGCATTCGTACACCCTCACCAATCACGTAAGCTCCGCGACAACGCAGAGTTCATCGAAGTAACAAAGTACGCAGCTCCAGGTAACTTCATGCTCGGTGAAATAGGTCGTCTATACGACACAGTATTCATCGAAACAACACAGATCCAAAAGGTTGCAGGCGGAGCTGGCTCAGGCTACTCAGCTGATACAACAGTTGCTCCAGGATCAATCGTTTACCCAACTGGCGGTGGATATACATCTCCAGCAACAAAGACAGGTAACGGCGCTAAGGATCGCTACTCAGCAATCTTTATCGGAGACAACGCATTTGGTCACGCTATTTCACTTCCTGTGGAACTTCGTGACGGCGGTATTCTTGACTTCGGTCGTGAGCACGCTCTTGCTTGGTACGCTATTTATGGTCTTGGTCTAATCACTGATCAGTCTGTAGTTATTGCAGAAACCAACTAATTTAACCCGTTAGGGGGCAGGCCTAAAAATCTGCCCCCCAACACAAACAATAGGAGAATACTAATCGTGTCAAAAGCAAAAGTAACAGACGTCACAGGACGTCAGCGTGAAGAGCAAGTTAAGGCTCACGCAGAGGAGCTAGCCAGCCGTGCTGGTGAAATCTCAATGGCTACAGCAACAGCTGCAGCTAAGCTAGAAACAGAAGTTTTGGACTTAACTGTTCCAAATAAAGCAACCGTTATTGATGAGGTTGAAACTGTAGGCGTAAGTCTTGCAGACGATGCACAGGTTATTCGTGTCGCTGAGGACCTAGATTTTGTAACAATCGGCGTAGGAAATCACTATTCCTTTAAAGCCGGACAGAAGTACAAGGTAGCAAATCATGTTGCTCAGCACTTGCAAGAAAAGGGTTACCTGTACGAGAGGCTATAAATAGCCTAATATCTAGATCGCCCTCGTAGACAACCGCCCTCCTGTCTACGAGGGCCCTTAACGTTTGTCCTGACTTATCACGGTAATCACGAGATTATATTACTAAGGAAATTACCGGAGGAGAATAGTGGCAACACTCGCAGCGCTTTCTGGTCGACTTCGGTCTGAACTAGGTGATATGGGCCGTAGTTTTGAAGAAACCTTTGTTGGTGACGGATCTACTACGAGATACCAATTAACTAACGCCCCAGTAAAGGGTTCTACCCTTTTAATCAAAGTAGGGGCAACAAACGTATCAAACGCAGCTTCCGTAGAAGAACAGAGCGGAATGCTCGTTCTTGCGGTGCCCCCTGCTGATGGAGCCGCAGTAGTTGTTTCAGGCACAATGTATAAGTACTTTACAGATGTTGAAATTGAATACTACATAAAAACAGCTTTCACAGAGCATGCTCGCAGCACTACTGATAGTAATGGTAGTCGAGCAACAATGCTTACCCTTCCAGGTATTGATGAATACCCACTAATACTACTAGCGTCAACAATGGCCCTGTATACCCTAGCTACTGATGCTTCTTTTGACATTGATATTATTTCACCTGATGGTGTTTCTATTCCTCGTTCTGAACGTTTTCGTCAGCTATCAGAAATAATTACTGCTAGAAAAGAACAGTACCGGGAGCTATGTAATCTTTTGGGTATTGGTCTACACAAGATCGAAGTGTTCAACCTCCGTCGTGTTAGCCGCCTTACTAATAAGCTTGTACCAATGTATAAACCACAAGAGATTGATGATGCATCCCTTCCAGAAAGAGTGCGCTTGCCTATTCCAGCATACGGTGATATTACTCCTGAAGGAGAAGTTCTTAACAAAGATCTTTCAATGTACTCTGGCGATGACTTTAGCGTCAAGCTTAAGTTTTCTCTTGACCTATCTAACTACACACCTAAGTCAGAAATTCGTTTGTTCAACACAGGTGGTAGGGCTCAAGTAGGCCCAGTTATTATTGGAACATTTACTATTGTTAAACTTCAATCTACTGTTGGAGGCGTGTATGACATGATTCAATTAAGTCTTCCTGGATCAGTAACCGCTGACCTACCTCGCACAGCTTATTACGATATTCAATTAACTGATAACGCTACAGGCAAGGTAAGAACCTATATGACAGGTAAGGTCTTTACAGAGAAGCAGGTAACACTGTAATGTCTGATCCAGAGATCATTGAGATAATTGACGAACCTACAACAATAATTACTTTTGGCTCCGATCAAGCTGGGGCACAAGGACCTACTGGCCCACAAGGTCCATCTGGACCTTCCGGTCCTACTGGACCACAAGGATCTTCAGGACCAACTGGTCCCACAGGACCTACTGGAGCAACCGGTGCTACTGGCGCAGCCTCTAATGTAACTGGTCCCACTGGACCAACAGGAGCTACAGGCCCTGTTGGAACTTCCATTCATCTTAAAGGAACAGTTCCTAATACAAATGATTTGCCTACATCTGGCAATTACATAAACGATGCGTACATTGTTTCTGCTAATGAAGATTTGTATGTTTGGACTGATACTAATCCACGTTCTTGGGTAAACGTAGGTCAGATTGTTGGACCGCAAGGACCTACAGGTTCAACAGGACCGACTGGTGCCCCATCTAACGTCACAGGACCTACAGGTGATGTCGGACCCACCGGTCCACAAGGAGATACCGGTCCGACTGGTCCAACCGGAGAAGCCTCAAATGTTACAGGCCCTACAGGACCGCAAGGAGAAATTGGACCAACAGGAAGTGCAGGCTTAGATGGAGCGACTGGACCTACGGGTGCTACAGGAGATACAGGACCAACGGGCCCAATGGGCGACACTGGACCTACCGGATCTACTGGAGAAACTGGACCAACTGGTCCCACCGGAGAAACAGGATTAACTGGATCAACTGGACCTACTGGAGAAATAGGGCCTACTGGTTCTACTGGTGAAATTGGACCAACAGGTTCTACCGGAGATACTGGACCAACAGGTCCAACTGGACTTACTGGAGAAACTGGTCCTACCGGACTTACCGGTGATACGGGACCTACAGGTGCTACTGGACCTATTGGTCAAGGCTTAACTTTATTAGGTGACTACGCAACCTACGCTGAATTAATTTTTGATCATCCTTTAGGAAATTTAGGTGATGGTTATTTAGTTGCGGGTGATCTTTACGTATGGACTGGCACTTCTTGGGAAAATGTTGGAAACATTCAAGGACCAACTGGACCAACAGGACCGACTGGTGAAACTGGTCCAACAGGACCTAATGGTTTAAACGGTGAAACTGGGCCTACTGGTTCTACTGGAGAAACCGGAGCAACGGGCCCACAAGGAGACACGGGTCCCACAGGACCACAGGGTGATACCGGGCCAACTGGTGCACAAGGAGATACTGGACCTACCGGATTAACAGGCGAAACTGGCTCAACAGGACCAACAGGTCCGACTGGAGCACAAGGCACTGGCGTAACAATTCTTGGATCCTATCCAAATGAAGCTGCGCTTATTGCTGCAAATCCAACTTACACAACTCCACCGGCAGAGTGGGATAACTATGGCATTTACGGACTTTACGATTTAGTTACAGCAGGTGGTCAAGTTTGGATTCTTGCCGGTACTGCTGGTTGGACTGTTGGTGGTGCACCTCCAGGATATAACTGGGCTCCATACACACATCCTCAAAATGGAGATAGCTATATAGTAGAAGGTAGTCTTTATGTTTGGTCTTCCAACACAAACTCTTGGACTAACGTTGGAAACATTCAAGGCCCAACAGGGTTAACTGGAGACACTGGTCCAACTGGATTAACTGGCGAAACTGGTCCCACAGGATTAACTGGAGATACTGGTCCCACAGGACCAACAGGTGTTCAAGGAGATACTGGACCGACTGGTCCAACAGGATTTGGTGATACTGGTCCAACAGGACCTACTGGAGACACTGGGCCAACAGGTCCAACAGGTACCTTCTCGTATACTTCAGAGACAACGCCGGTAGGTGCTAGCAATGGAGATGCGTGGTTTAACCCAACAGATGGATCAGCCTACATTTGGTATGACGGGTATTGGATTGAGGTCGGTGCGGCACCTATCGGACCAACTGGTCCAACAGGTCCAGCGGGACCTATCCAGGATATTCTTCCGGTAATTTTTAGTGCATTTAACCATGACCAACATGTTGGGGTTACAGTAACCTACGATGAAGAAACCGATCACGTAGTGATTATTTCTGACGTTGCTTTTATTGAAGCAGTAGCTTTAGCGGGATTATAAGGAGACAAAGTGCCAATCAATCCAGATTTTTCAGCCTTAGAGGCGGTTATCACCGCTAAGGTTGAAGCAGTTGCTACAAACATTGATAATAAAGATCTTCTGATTCAGATGAAGGCGCTAGAGGCGGCAGTAGCCAACCTAGCACTTACCAAAGTTATTGCAGAGGGCACCTATCAACAGGGTCAAGTTACCCTCACAGCCTCTACAGCTATTGGTAATCTCAACACTGCAGTAACAAACGCAGAGGATGCTTTAGACCTTATTGTTACTACCGCTGAAGGTAACCTAAGTGATGCTGCGGATGCGGCATTACTATCCTTTACTACTACTTCGGATACAGTTTTAGCCACAATTAACGATCTTCTAGATCAACTTGGCGAAACAAACGTTCAAGACATTATTGATTTAGTTACTCAAAGCCTTTCAGACATAACGGATGCAGCAACTGCAGCTTCAGAAGCCTTAACCCAGCTTCAACAAGATGCTGTAGGAGTTATTTCAGGTGCGGGTACCTCTGCCCTAGATAACGCAGTTTCAGGTATAAATACGGCTAGAGACGCAGCTATCCTTGCGGTAAGCGCCTCTGGAGACCTAACAAACCAGATCAACTTCTTACGTAATGACCGGTGGCTAGGTTTAGACATCTTTGCCCCAACTTCTGGAAATTAAGGGATACACTATGTACCAAACCACATATACTAGTTTTATGAGCAGTTTTAAAGGAGATATCTAATGCCAAGTTATTCAGCACTTAACACGCAAATTGAAGCGGTTAAAAGCGAAATTACCGCATCGCTTAATGCGAGCACGTATACAGCGCAAGACTTGGTGTACGTTGCCAAGGCACTTGAAACACTCGGCAATCTTTTAGGTATCAATGATCTAGTCTCTGCTTCAGCAGACGCTCAAACAACTCTTTCTACATACGTTAATTCAGTTATTGCGGGAACTGCTGCAGCAAATGCAGGCAAGTTGTACATTGGTACTACTGCACAAGCATTTGAAACTTCAGCGGGTCTTACAAACGCTATTGCAGTACTTAAGTATGATGACAATTTAGCATCAAACTCATTTGCTCAAATTGCATTTACAAATGATGATGCAACATCTTCATCTGACATTCAATTGTTCATGAACAATGGAACTGAT